GGAATCCTGCGTTTACCATCATTAGAGCTGCGCGTGACGCACAAACAGCGATTACCAATGGTTCTCAAGAGTTGGGTTACAGTGGTGCGGCTAAAATGGCTGCTTATGCTTCTGGTGCAATGGCTGCATCGTGGCGTTATGAGCGTGACAATACCAATCCTAATCGCAGTGAGTGGGATAAGTGGCATTTACGCTATCGCTTGGCTGGTGGCAAGACAGGGTTTTTAGATGCGCGCTCACTAGACAAAGTACAGAATGACGTTAATAAGCAGTTCCGCCTTAATCAAAAGTTTAGCATGGATAACTTCGGTATCAAGTCGCTTGATGCTGCTGCGTCTATCTTGCGCTTATCAGAAGATATGGGCGGTGCTACTGAGAATATGTGGCGTTTGGCTGCGTTCCGTGTGGCGATTGAGCAAGGCAAGCCAGTTAGTGAAGCGGCACGTATTGCTAAAAACCTCACTGTAAACTTCGATACTAAGGGCAACAAGGTTCGTAGCAGAGAAAAGATATTCCTTTTCTATAACGCTGCTATGCAAGGCACTGTCAGAATGGGGCAAGCCTTAACGTCTGGCAAGGTATGGGGTATCGTAGGCTTGTTGATTGCTGCTGGTTTCTTAACTGGTATGCAGGGTGACGAGGATGAAGAAGGCAATAACCTGTTCGACTTAACGCCTGAATCTGAAAAGATGAAGTCGTTATCAATCATGCTTAACGGCAAGCGCATTGCTATTCCTACGGCTTACGGCTTTGGCTTCTTTACTTACTTGGGTATGAAGTTGGCGCAAATGAGTCGCCATGCTCAAAGCGATGGATTGAACGGCATTGATACTGAGAAGGCGTTAGTCGATTTGATGGGCGGTGCTGCGTTGCACTTTATGCCTTTTGGCGGTATGCAGTTTACCGATTCTGTCAAAGGTGATTCAGACCAGTTATTGCAGTTGTTATCGCCTGTATTGCTTGACCCTGTTGTGCAAGTTGTCGCTAACAAATCAGGATTTGGCAAGTCGCTTTATCCTGAAAACCCATACGACAAGGAAGGTACGCCTGACAGCGAAAAGGTGTTTGAGTTCCAGCGTGACAACTTGTTCGACAAGACGGCTAAATTTATCAGTAGTTCATCTGGTGGTGATGGTATCAGAGATGGTGCTATCGAAGTTACACCAGCAACGATTGAAACGGTAACACGCTTATTGACTGGTGGTGCTGGTCGCTTTGTTGAGGGTGTTATCACATCGTCAATGAAAGCGGTTAATGGTGAGCCGATTGAAGCGCGTGATGTTCCTATTGCTAGTGCAGTCGTTAAGTCAGGCAATGACAAGCTGTACTACGATGCGTGGCGTGAAGTGGTTAAAGACGTTGAGCATACAGAGTCAATTATGAAGCGTTACGAGAAGAAAGGCGACGTTCCTAGTGATGTAGAGAACGATTACCGCTTACGCTTGGCTGGTGAGGTTAAAGCATCTACTAAGCTAGACAAGGCTTATCGTGACGAGATAGCAGAAAAGACCAAGGCGGTTAAAGCTGAAACGTCTGCTGATAAGAAGGAAGCGATGCGTCTTGAGATTGAGAAGCTGAAAGCCGAACAAAACAAAGAGAAAGCGCGCCTAGTGATGGAGTACAAGAAGGAAGCAGGAAAGGAATAAACTGCTTTAGAAGTCTGTAAATCAACAATATGCGACATTCCCTGTATCACTATGGGGAGTGTCAGGCATGTTTGAGTCGCAACAAGAAACGCAACAACAAGATAATTTAGCAGCCATTATGGCTATCGGTGGACGTATTCAGCGTTTAGCCGACAAGTGTTATACCGACAGGCTCAATCTTGAGCAGCGTTGGGCAGAAGATACACGTCAATACAATGGCGAGTATGACCTACAAACACAAAACGAGTTAGCTAGTTCTGGTCGTTCTCAAGCATTCGTCAATCTAACACAGCCGAAGGTAGCAATTGCCGAAGGTCGCCTGTCTGAAATGGTAGCCCCTACCGATGACCGTAACTGGTCGATTAGTTCAACACCCTTGCCTGATAACATTCGACTCGATGACCAACAGCTTGATATGTTGCAAAAGGAAATGCAGGACAAAGCAAAGCGCATGGAGCAAGTTATCCATGACCAATTGCAAGAGTGTGAGTATAACGCGCATGTTCGTGATGTGTGTCATAACGCAGCCATGCTAGGTACTGGCATCATGAAAGGCGTAACGGTTACAGCAGAAAGTAAAACTAAGTGGGCGCAGCGTAGCGATGGGTTTGGCAACGTGATGCACGTCATGGAGCGGACAACACAGTACAAGCCTGACGTTATTAGTATCTCGCCTTGGGACTTCTTCCCTGATATGAGCGCCAATAAAATCAATCACGCCAGCTTTGCCTTTCATCGTCACCGTTTCACCAAGAAGCAAATGCGAGCGCTTAAAGACCAAGGCTTTGATGGTGAATCTATTGTACGTTCCTTGGCAGAACAAGCTGGCACTGAAACAACAAGCCAGCCTTTATCCATGCGCTCACAGACTTATGCCAATGTGCAGCGTGATGTTTATGAGGTGTGGGAATATCACGGTTCATTAGAGCGTGACGAATTAGCATTGCTTGGTTGCCAGTTGCCTGACGATTCACCTTTGGCTGAATTATACGAAGTACCAAGTATTGTTTGGGTGTGCAATGGTCAGGTATTAAAAGCATCGCCTTCCTTGTCTGATACTGGTGAATTGCCTTTTGCTGTGTTCTGCTGGCAAGAAGATGATGATGGAATCTTTGGCTTTGGTGTGCCTTATCAGATGCGACATAGCCAGCGTGTGTGCAATTCAACATGGCGTATGGTGCTTGATAACGCTGCAATGTCGGTTATGCCGCAGCTTATTGTTGATGATAGAGCGATTGCACCTGTTGATGGTTCGCCTATTATCCGACCAGCAAAGGTATGGAAGCGACTAGACAGAAACATTCCTATCGCTGAATCTTTCGTATCTATCCCAATCACTTCTAACATTCAGGCATTAGCGCAGATTTTCCAGCAAGCCAAGACACTGATGGACGAAGAAACTGGTATGCCGTTAATTGCTCAAGGCATGAACGCACCAGAAGTAAACAACCAAACAGCGCAAGGCATGGCTATGTTAATGAGTTCCGCATTAACGCCTATGCGTAGATTGGTTAAACGCTTCGATGACTGTATTACATCGCCACTTATCAGCCGCCTTTACGACTGGAATATGCAGTACAACGAAGATGATAGCATCAAGGGTGATTATAAAATCATCGCCAACGGTTCTACTGCGCTGGTTGAAAAAGAACAAACGGCTATGTCGTTAGCGCAAGCCTTGCAAATCGCTGGAAGCAATCCAGTATTAGCACAGATGACTAAGTTCCCTGACCTTTACCGCAAGCTGATTCAGTCGATGGGCGTTAAGCCTGAGTTAATCGTTAAGACTGATGACGAGATTAAGGCAGAACAGGAACGCATGGCGCAGCAACCACAACAGCAAAATCCTGAAATGATGAAGTTGCAACTTGAACAGCAGAAGCTACAGATGCAATCGCAAGAGATTCAGGCTGATATGCAGTTACGCCAACAGCAGATGCAAATCGACAACCAGTTATCGCAAGTTCGTTCACAAGTCGAGATTGAGCGTATGAATACAGCACGTATGCAAGCGCAAGGCGAGGTTCAAGAACGCCAGCTAGAGCGTGAAACACAAATGATGAAGTTGGCTGCTGACCGTGATTTGACGATTGCTCAAGTGCAGTCAGATTTGGTAAATGCGCGTGAACAACGAGCGCATGAAACAGACCTATTCACAGCGGAAGCCAAAATCAAGTTATCGCAAGGTAGCGGATTATGATTGATAAATACTCGCAGACATGGCGGTTCATTGAATCGTCTATTGCTGACAGGATTGAAGCATTGCGTACCGATTTAGAGTCGGTACATTTAAGCGATATTGAATCAGCTATCAAGCGCGGAAACATTCAAGCGTTACGTGATGTGTTGCTATTGGTTGAAGTGAAGCCAGTGAGTGACACGGTAGAAAATACACCGACTTCGTTTTACTAAACAAACCAATCAAATCTAAAGAGCCAGCCTAACCGCTGGCTTTTGTTTTTTATAAGTTTTATTCCATAAAGTGCTTTAGAAGAACGCTTTTTTATTCGTTGCTATTTTGTGCATATAGGACGGCATTCGCCCTCCGCACAAAGGATAGACGATGAACGAAGAAAACTTATTTGCACAAGCATTTAACGATGAGCCTGTTACTGACGCACAAGCCTCGGAGCAACTAGACCAGTCGAATCATGAGCAAGTACCAGAAGCGGAATCTGTCGAAAGCGCAGACGTTGCAAGTTATGAGCAGCCAACAGAAGCACCAACAGAATCGAAGCACTGGATTGATTCGTTATCACCAGAAGCGCGAGCGGAATTAGACCCGATTCTCCATGACTACAAATCGAATCATGGGCGCATTCAGGGATTAACTCGCAAGGCGCAAGAGCAGGAAGAACGCATCAAGGAATTAATGGCGCAAGTGGAAGCAAAGGCTGTACAGCCAGTGCCAACAGAAGCCCCAAACAATACGCCTGATGATGACCCTGTAAACAACTTAAAAGAGATGTTCCCTGAATTGGGTAACGCTTTAGAAGTTGCAATGAAACGTGAGCGAGAGCGTTTAGAAGCTGAATTTGCACAGCGTTTAACACCACTTGAACAGCAACGACAACAGATGATGCAACGCGAAGAAGCCTTGCAGACTCAAAGCCGATTGCAGGAAGTGGCACAGGTTCACCCTGACTGGCAAGCAGTGGTTACAAGCCCTGTCTTTGCTCAATGGGCAGACAACCAACCAGACGCAGTGAAACAAATCTTAGCTGATAGCCAAAGCCCACGCGACAACATTTGGCTGCTATCGCAATTCAAACGCGATATGGCAATGGTGCAACAGGCGCAGCGTCAACAGTCTAGCCAGAAAGCAGACCGTTTAGCACAAGCGGCTGGAGTGCGCCAGACAGGACGAGTAGCACAACGGAACGATGACCCCGATGCGCTGTTCTCCTTAGCGTTCAATCAATCTTAGTTTTGACAGCTTAATAGCTAAAGGAAATCATCATGGCTTTTGCAGATTACGGCTCAATTAGCCCACGTACAGGCGTTTTCGCTACAGGTACATTATTAAAGCGCGCAGAAAATCAAATCGTGATGCCACGTTTTTGCCAAGTTCAACCAATGCCTAAGAACAAAAGCGACACGGTAAAGTTCCGTCGTTACTCGGCTTTTGCTGCGGCTACTACACCATTAACCGAAGGTGTTACACCATCAGGAAAGACAATCTCTTTCACTGATTTTGTGGCGACACTTAACCAGTATGGCGATTGGGTACAGATTACCGACAAGATTGCAGACATGCACGAAGACCCAGTGTTAAAAGAAATGATGGGTGTTTGTGGTGAGCAAGCTGGTGAAACAATCGAAAAGATTACTTTCGGTGTTGCTACTGGTGGTACTAACGTGTTTTACGCTAACGGCACAGCGCGTAACCAAGTAAACACGGTTATCTCGCGTGACAAGTTGCGTGCGGTGGTTCGTTCATTACGTGCTAATGGCGCTCGCCCTATTGGTGAAATCTTAGGCGCGTCTGACAAAGTTGGCACACAGCCAGTTGGCGAAGCGTTCTTTGCTTTCGGTCATACAGACTTGGATAGCGATATTCGCAACATTACTGGCTTCGTTC